TGCTGATACATCTGAGGTTGTGGCTGCTGATACATCTGAGGTTGTGGCTGCTGATACATCTGAGGTTGTTGACCATACTGAGTCATAGGTTGTTGGCCATACTGAATCTGCGGAACCTGCATCTGCTGACCATACTGCATCTGTGGAACCTGCATCTGTGGCTGCTGTCCATATTGCATAGGTTGTTGTCCAGGGAAGAGACCAGGCATCATACCAATAGGTCCAGGTGCTGGCTGAGGAATAGTTGGAATATCTCCTTGATCAGTGGGGAATGGCAAGAACAACTCAGGATACTTCTCCACAATCTGAGCCTCATTGAGCTCAGGGAAGTCACCAGGGTACTTGACCTTAGCAGCTTCTGATGTGCTAAGTGTAGCCTTGGTGGTCTTACCCTTCTTGGCATATGCATTCATGATCTTCATTACTCTGTGAGTAGAAGCACCATAGAACATAACAGCCATAGCCCAGGAGGCCTGCCCAATACGCCATAAGCGACCAAGAGTCTGCAATACTGCAATGAATCTGTAGCTGAAAGGGGAGATAAAGCCCACATGAGGTGCATTAATTATGATGGGGTTCAAATCAATGGACACACCACCAGATACTGCGTTGATGATAATAACCCTAGCATTTGGGTTCTTCTGGAAGTTCTCAACAGCAGCAAGTCTCTCCTTTAGCTTAGTGTTTCCGTAGATCTGGAGAGGATGGTAGGCACCCAACATCTGTGCAACAGCCTCGCGAGACTCATCAAAGTGAACAGCAATCATTACCTTGCCAGTAGGATACTTCTCCAAGAACTCAAATGTGTTTCTAGCCATAGCGTATGCAATAGCCAACTCCAGCTTCTTGAGTGTGGGAGAGATAGTACCAAGACCTACCTTCTCATTGGTCACCACATACTGGTTGTTAATAACCTGAACACCTAAAGTAGCTTCCAGAGCCTCAGCAGCACGCTCATAGTCCTGAGTCCACTTGGGACCCAAATCAAAGAAGCCATTGTACACCTTATCTGGTGTAACAGGAGAAGGAGCAGAAGAACTAATAAAAGTCTTAATCACAGTAACGAATAGATAGAAGACTAAGTTCTCCATTCTCTTCTGCTGTCTGGGACCATTCTCAATGGGATACATGCGTAATACATCTGCAGTAGCCTGAGGATTGATCCTGTTACAAGCATTAATGAGCTCACCAATACCTAAGTATTGCATCTCAGCAGTAGCAGGAATCCAGTTGTACAAGTTCTGGTGTCTAATGAACCCGTTGAACCTACAGATACTCTCTGCATGCTCTCTCTTATCAAAAGCAGTAGCAGATAGCTCAATAACGCGATTGGGAGATTGAGGCTCACTGAAGATGGCGTAGTTCAAGGCAGCACCAGCTCTGTGACTGTTGGTCTTCTTGTTCTTCACAGCATGGAACTCATCATAGATTAGCATGAACTTCTTACCAGCAATGGCCTGCTGCTGCTGTTGGATAGCCTGAGCATACTGCATCATCTGCTGTTGTTTGGCAGCCTCCTGTTCAGGGGGCACCACCATTTGAGACAACTGCTGATAGGACTTAGTCCACTCTGTGATGCGCTCTCTCTGAGCTCTACCAATCATAGCCATCCAATCCTGGGTAACACGGTAAGCTACAGCTTTGCGATCTCCAGGATCTGCATTGTAGCGCTCCAGGAAGTTACCCTTGGTAGGTCCCCATCCCTTTCCACCAATCTCCATGTAACTCATGATGAAGCGTGGTTGCATACCATACTTGTTACATTGGTTAATCCAACTCACCTTGGCGTTTGTGGGACAGATTACACCAAAATCAAAGCCAAAATACTGGATGAGGAACAGAGTATGAAGAGTCTTACCACCACCAGTAGATGTAGTGTTCATGGACACAGGGAATCCGCGTTCAGGATCAGATAAAGTAGTCATCTGCCTGAGGATATGGGGAACCTGAGACTTGGGAATACGCACATGGGGTCTACCATTGATGATGGCAATCTGCTTAAGTGCAGAGACCTTCTCAACAACATATGGCATCAGCCACTCAGGGACCTCTATGTTAGCTAGATCCTCCTCAGACACAAAGTCAGCAGGAGTACCATAGCGCTGCTCAATAGCATTGAGAACAGGATCCTCAAGATCGTAATCTACATTGACAGCCTCCTGCACACCACCTTCCTCATCATTATCAATGATGGGTTCAGGTGGGATAAACATGTTGAGGTTGTTCAACGCGTTAGCCACATTCTGGGTGGGAGGAGTACCAGGAGGAATAAACATACCTGGATTTGCACCACCAGCCAGTGGGGGCAGAGTGAGTCCAGGAAGGGTCTGTCCTGCAGCAGGATTAAAAAGAGGCTGGGGAGTTGTCATGATAGGTTTGTGTAAGACTGTAAAATAGGGTGGTGCGATTTATGATAATCGGAAGAAGAGATAGGAAGAAAGAAAAGGGATATAGGATGAAATAGGGGCAAAAGGGGATAGCAAAAAAATACAGGATCACCCCTGGCCAGAATTTTTTTCTTGTGTTTTGCACTTCCCCACTCCCACGGACTGTGATGATAAGTTGGAGCTTATTCCAAACGTAAATCGGTGATATATGGTGTGTTCAAGAGTTATGAAAGATTTTTAAAACTAAACTGGATCTGGGTCAGAGTAGGCAATTTCATACAAATTATCCAAGAAATACTGAAGACCTGGGAGCGCATAGTTGTTCCAATAATCATGATGGTTATTTACTTTCTCCATATATACTAGATCACTAGGAATATAGTAGAATATGAAGTCACACCATTCCTTGTCGAATACATTGGTATGACCTTGCATTTGGTCGTAATAATATTGTGGAAGATGTGCATACTCGTAGGGATCAGGTACGTATCCGGACGATAGTTGTTGACAATAAGACTCTAGCTTGTTATAACTGGCCTTGGATGATGAGCATTTAATCTCGGCGGTACCTTCGGCGTAATCTACTACGATATTATCGGATGTTTTATCCATCCACTCTTCAGTATACACTACTGCGTCTGGAGAATCTCCTATTCTAGGTTCAAAGTGGGGCACAGCCATACCGACTTCGCGTACTCTAACATTTTTAACTTTACTATAGTAGTTCCTAACATCGTCTTCCATAAGATTACCGACTAACATACGTCCCTTACTTTGCTCGTCGAATGTCTGTTGTTCTATGTCTAATAGTTGCCTTGCGTAATCTCTCATAGTTGATCCAGGATAGTGATTATGTCCTAATGCGCTTCCATATCTGGAAGCAGTAACTCTTCCCTTGCGAATATTTAACCAGTCCTCCGATCCTTGTGTGGCGGTATGTAACCAACATTGACGGCAATATACCCAAGGAGATATAACAAATGAGGAATTAATCGAAACCGAGCGGGTCGGTTCTAATATAAGCCGATTGTCTACGATTATTGGTCGCGGAGGACCCCATGGTAGTCTGGCTTTGATCATATAGTCCAGTTGATTCTGCTGGGTATTGAATAATATGGAATTCCTGAACCCTTGGAACAAACTGGTCTGACCTTGGTTCCAGGGGTCTCGGTGGTATGGAATAGTTGATGTTGTGGGTTGGTGTAATACGGAAGCCACCGTTCCCGTATCCGCCATTCTCGAACACTGCGTCGACGTCAATCGCGTGTTCTGGATAACTTGTGTGGACTGGAAAGCCGTTTGAGCCTGGAACGATATTGGTGGGAGCGGGATTGCCATGCTCGTCGAAGAAGCCGGGATCTCCTGCCTCAATTTGACTGTAGATATTACTGGATCCATCCGAGGCATCCTCAGGTCGTACAATTGTACCGTCGCCTGCATACTTATCGTTACTTGATCTAGTGTGTTCCCCTACAACTTCTGGTTCTACAATTATAGGGTCTGCAATTATGGAGTTGGGAGCGATAGCTGAAACTACGAGTTTCTTTCCAATCGGAGAAGTTGGCAATATACCTAGTTGATAGGCGGTTTCCGTGTTAGAATCAGATGATGATTTATCTGAAGTCGGTTTATGTTCAATCGTCTTGGATGATTCTATTTTACTTTCAGCCTTTGGAGTGATTGAAGAACGATCGGATGAATTGTTAATTAAACGATCACTATCTAATTCTCTGACTTTGGAATTGCTGCCACGTTCAGTATCTATCGCGTTGGGCTTAGTATTGGTAGTTTGTACGACGTTAGATGTTGCTTGATTCGTCTTTGGTGTACTTGGTACAGGTTTGTTGCCAACCGAAACACTAGTAACAGCAGGGCCACGTCCGCTCTGCAACTTAGCACGAACACTCTCAAGTCTGGTCTGTTTAACTCGATCGCGTTCTAGCTTACGTTGTAGTTTAGCCTGCGCTTTCAGTTCTTTCCTGCGTTTTCGCTCATCTTTACGTGTTACATTACTGGGTATATCTGGGATAATTTCCACTACTGGTTCGGCATATTTCACCGATCTTCCTAATCTCCTTGATGATTCCCCTGAACTCTTTGACGATCTCCGGGACGATAGTCCCGATGGCGATAGTATTGCACTCGTATCGGGTTGGGTACCCGAGCGTCTTTCCTTTCCCCTGTCCGACCTACTACCCTTGTTACTTTTACGATTAAAATCATCTTCATCACTGCTACTCTCACTACTATCGTCGGAAGAACTATCATCGCTACTCTCATCACTACTATCAGATAGATCACTACCATACTTAGTCATTATCTTACTACCAACTTCCGAAAGGGTTCGTTTTGCGATAACTTGTTTACCCGATGACTTACCCGATGGCCTACCCGATAACTTATCCGATGACTTATCCGATGACTTACGTTTCGTCCGCTCCTTATTATCGTCTACATCTGCATCTACATCTGCATCCACATCTGCATCGCTATCCGAACTATCAGAGTCATCTGAATCTGAATCATTAACTGACATCTCGCTAAATCGTGACGATAGATTGCTATATTGCTCTGATAACTCGCTGAACTGAGAAGATAGTTGACTGAAACTACTAAGTAGTTCGTTATACTTGGATGTGACATCGTCACACTTATTATGTATAATATCGTGCTCTATTCTCAACTTGTTGGTAGCTTCCTCCAGCTTGGATCCTTGTTCAATAAGTTGTTGAGTATGAGACAATGTATAGTCGTTATACGCCAACCATACTTCAGTTGATACTCTAGGCACGTTAACGTGCCTACCTTCGACTAAAAACTCAGACCAACTACCCACGAATGATCCAGCAAGACATAATAGATCGCGTAGCACTGATGACGACGAGCGAATTAAAACGGGAAGTACCACCTGCCAATATCTACACGACTGGTTACTGAAAATAAATCCGTCATCCAACTTCCAAGGTGGTCGAACAACAAAAGGTAGTCCATCAGGTAATTTGCCGTTGGTAAGTCGATGGGATGTTAGGGTCTCCAATAACCACCAAATACCGAGATACGCCGCTATTTGCAATAAAATAATAGCGCTAAACTTTTCCTTGTCAGTAGATAGTGACTGGATTTCAGGATAATTAACATTGGTAATACGCTCAATATCCTGTTCTCTACATTTACCCATTAGATGTTCGATAACTTCAGACATACACATAGTAGATTCGGAACTGCTAGAACTAACATCTTCTTGTTTACGCGCTTTGTCTACGTGCTTCATGTTTATATGAAGAGTATTAGCAACATCCTTCTTATTTTTCAATGTAAAGTACCTAGGCAGTAGAGACGTAAATGCAGGAACATCAAAACTATGCACATAAGCTGTATCGCCGGATCTCAAATTAAATGAAGTAGATGTAATATTTCTACCTGCACTATCAACATCGACAGACAGACGTAAAGTGCATATCTGCCCATTTTCTATTACCAGACTGCAACTAGCTAGCATTTATTAACCACAAATGTCTTTTTAAAACGTTATTCGTAGATAGGCAAATCTAATAAAAAGGTAAGGAAACTAAAGCGTGAGATATTGGAGACAATATATACCTCCTCTTTTTCCGTTAGTTATACCATCTTTATTGTAATATGTTACTCAATCGGCGTGCCAGCGCTAAGAATAGGAAAGCGCCGACAACAACTACTTCTCCATGGAACGCTGTGCTAAATCCGGCTGTTCCGTCTTCTTTACTTGGTGTAGCTAGTCCGGAAGAGGCTGCCAATAGACTAGATGTAGTTCCCAAACGTCTAACCCGTAAGGAAAAGGAACAATCTGATTTGGAAAGATGGGAGATACGTCAACGTCAGCCCGACCTTGAGATTGTGTCAGTTACGGTATCATTGCTTACTACTCAAGATATCCTGGACATTACAGATATTGAAGTAACAAATGCCGACGACAGTGGTAATGGTAGCGTTAATGATCCGCGTTCGGGAGTTCCCGGTGTTATGGTTAAGTGTACCACTTGCCAAACAACCGACTGTACTGGACATTCATTGTACCTCAAGCTTGCCCGTAAAGTATATCATCCTATGCATATACGTACATTCAATACTATTGTCAACACTCTGACGTGTATTTGTTACTATTGCGGTAGATTACTTCTCACTGATGCTGATGTCAAGGCTGCGAATGTAGAAGGTCTCCGTTTCGACAAGCGGCTCAAGCGGTTGGCGGAGAAGGCATCTACTAGTTCAGTATCTTGCCGTAAGAGACCCGAAGAGCTCGGTTTTAGTGCAGGTGTTGAGTATTCATGCCCCATGAACCTGATATATGACGCTGGTTCATCGAAGAGAACTGCTTCTGTACGTTATCGGTATCCCGGTGGACAGGATGATGGAAAGGAACACATTCTTGACATTGACGCACCTCAGGGTACTGCACGTACTACAGTATGGAGTTTGCTGAATAATTTGACAGACCATGAAGCAGCACTATTGGGTTTCCGCGAAGGATCTCATCCGCGCAACTTCATATTGCAGATGTTGTTATTAACACCGCCTCAATCGCGTCCTCCTACACCAACGGCCAGTGGTATGCGTACACATCCTATGACCATTATCTATCAGCAAATAGCCAAGACGAATATGCTGATCCGTAATGCTAAGACTATGGATGCCGTGGATACTCATACCAACAAGCTGTACGAACAGATTGAAATTCTCATGATCAATCCTTCTAATGCCACCATCAACGATCAAGTGTTTGTCCCTATCAGTAAGCAGATGACCGGTAAGGATAAGCTGATGCGCCGTATAGTGCAAGGTAAACGTGGTGGCTACTGCGGTCGTACTGTGTTGGGTATTGATCCAACATTGAAGTTCGGACAAATCCGCATCCCTCGCGGTTTTACTTCTTATCTAACATTACCTGTTAAAGTAACACCTTACAATATACCATATGTACAGCATCTGGTCAGAACTGGACAAGTTGGGTATTACCGCCCGTTTGACCAGCCAGACATATATCATCTCATTACTCAAGGCAGTACTTACTTCATTCGTATTGGAGATACCGTAGAACGTTCGCTACGTAACAATGACCGTGTCATCTTCAATCGACAACCTAGTTTGCATAAGTACTCTATTATGAGTCACGAAGTTGTTATAGGACCTCAACTAACTAACGGTATGCATCCATCTCATCTGAATCCATATGGCGCAGATAACGATGGAGACGAAGGTAACGACTCAGTTCCAAGAAGTAATGAATCTCGTATGGAGGCCGAAGCTATTATGGATGCTGCTAAGTGTATCATATCCGAGCAGCAGGGTCGTCCTATCCAGTATTTCATTATGGACACTGTAACTGGTTTCTTCTTACTTAGTAGACCAGGATCAGTGCTTACTCCGGTTAACTTCATGCGTTGTACTGAGATTTTATACTACAAAGAAGCACTGTTGACACTGAAGACTAGATGTCTCAAATATGGAGTTAATCCGTTATCTGGTCGCGCATGTATAAGTGCTTTGTTCCCAGAAGACTTCAATTACAAGCGTAAGAAGAGTAAGGATAACGTTGTTCATATTCGAGATGGTGTCTTCATTAGTGGTGTTCTAGATGAGGCGGATGTCGGAGGTGCGCATCGTTCTCTGGTGCAGGAAATCAACCACAAATATGGACAGGAACGTGCTACTAGATTCCTTACTGATGGTAACCGTATGTCTAACTTCTGGATTAGTGAGATTCGCGGTTATAGTGTAGGACCCAAGGACTGCATGGCGCCGGAGACTTTCCTCAGAGATCTTCCAGAGTTCATACTTGAGACTATGCGTGGATTAATTGGTTCGTTAACCACTACCCACACTGAGGCTAAGCTCATTACTTTAGCAGATAGCGATATAGATAACTTGCCTGAATACACTACGGAGGAGAAGGCCAAACTGAAGTTAGATATTGCTAATGAGCGAGATCGTCGTGCGTCCATAGAGCGGGTCATCTATGTGTTACGTAGAACTCCTGAAGTTTACCACTTGACTGGTGAGAGTTTAGCCGCCGCTGCAACTGAGATATTAGATAAGGCTGAAGCGCTCATTATAACCTACTTACGTCAGCAGAACGAGCCACACCTTAGTAAGCAGTTGGATATGGTACCACAAGTACGTACTATCCTAGATAGTATCTTGAACTACCACTATCTGAATAGACCAACTATCCGCACAGAGCTACGTAAGCAGCACTTGGATGCATTGACTGCTAAAGTAGAGAGTTATGGTTCTCGATTGCAGTCATCGGTAGAGGAACAGTATCGCGAGAATCAGATTATGTCCGAAATCAGAAGTTTTAAGAACATCGGTGAGAAGGTAGCTGTTGAAGAAGCTAAACTCCGTTCTGCTAACAGTATCCCGGGTTTACTGAAGATCTTTGAGTCGCACGAAGACCTATCTACTGAGAATAATATCTTGCATATGATCTCTGAATTCGGTGCGGGTTCTAAGGGTAGTAAGTTAACATGGGATCAAATTACTGTCGCATTGGGTCAGCTGTATCTCAATGGTAAGCGTATCAAACCAGAGCTTACTGGTGGTACTCGCTGTATGCCTTCGTCCCCCATGGGTGATGAGGGTATAGAATCACCTATCTATCGTGGTTTAGTCACCAAATCCTATAGTGAAGGATTAGGACCTGTAGAGTTCGCGATCAATCAGATGACCAGTCGTGAGGGTCTAGTAGATATTGTAGAGAAGACACCTCGCGCCGGTAAACTATCTCGTTATTTAGCATTTGCTATGTCTCCCATGGTTGTGTTGTATGACGGTACGGTTAGACTTATCAACGGACGCATGATTTCGCTAAGTCATGGCGGTCTTGGTTATGATATCACCGAAATGGTACGAGTACCAATGGATAATATGAGGACACTGGCGGCTCCATTTGACGTTGACCTGATAATTAACTCTGTTAATAACAATGGTGGCTGGATACCCAGTAAGGTAGCGAAAGCGGTTGAGAAGAGCTCGCTGTTGTATAAGAAGCAGAAGATAGTAGAAGGTCTACGTCGACAGATTCATCTGAGTCAGACGGATGAAGATGAAGCGCTGTATAACAGATTCTTGGTAGCTATCGGTAGTTACGATGACGATGTTGATAAGCTGGATGTAGATAAGGATGGTAACCTAATTAGTCAGCTACAACTAGCTGAGACTGAGTTCGCCAAACTTGGTCGCCAGTCGCCTACATACATTAACGATTATGTAGAACTATCTAGACTGAGACGCGCTGTAGCTGATGCTAAGGAACGTGTTGAAATGGCAACTGCTCTACTTAGCGGTGTTAAGATAGAAACGGAAGCAGATCAACCAAGTAATGTTATTATTGGTGATATACCAGGTGCTCCGGGTATCCCAGAACATCAACAATTATTACGTCCAGAGATAGAGTATTTGTCAGGCGAGAAGGCCAAGGCGCGTCTCATTGTCAAGGGGGATCAGCGTAAGACCAGTGCTCGCATGACAGCTTACGAATACCCGCGCATTGTTGCCAAACGTGCAGACATGCTTGATGAGGGTGATGCTCCTAGAGTGAGAATAGATAGCTATGAGAATCTTGATATCGCCAAGGCTGAGGTAAAGGTAGGTGTAGCACCAGTAACGGTATACAGACCATTACCAACTGGAGAGTATGAGGAATGGGAAGCGTCTGAGCTAGCTTTGCCATATAACGTATTCGAGCGTAATACTCCTTATGAGATTGAGATACTGGTGGAACCTCCGCAGGCTTCTAATACCATCGCTATTTCTGGAGGATCTTCCGGTTCTAATGTAATTGAGAGAAGTAATGAAGAGTCTAATGAAGAGGGTGGTGAGAGTGGAGAAGGTGGTGAGGGTGGAGAGAGCAGCGATAACAACGTATTCACCCAGTTGCCACAGCTACCTAATGTGCCTACTAACCTACCTGGTACACTACCGGGACAACCTACACAACAGGGTCCCGGAGGTCAAGTACCTTCTCCATTCTACGCTGACTTGGGTCAGCAAGGTCAAACCCAAAACCAGTATGGACAAACGCAGTATGGACAATTACCTCAACTTCCACAGTTACCACAGTTACCTAATGTACCTGTAGGCTTACCCGGTACGCTACCTAGCCAGCCTACACAACAGGGACCTGGAGGTCAAGTACCTTCTCAGTTATCCGCGGATATAATGCAATTTCTAGGTGAAGACATTGCGAACGCTATTGTAGCGCCATTTGAGCAACAATACGGTCAACAACAATACGGTCAGCAATATGGTCAACAACCTCAGATGTACCAACAACAATACGGTCAACAACAATACGGTCAACAATATGGACAACAGCAAGTCTACAACCAGCAGGTATACCAACAACCTCAACAATACGGTCAACAGATGTACGGTCAACAGCCTCAGATGTACCAACAACAATACGGTCAACAACAGACCCAGATGTACCAACAACAACCTCAACAAGTGTACGGACAACAACCTCAGGCATACAATCAACCTCAACAAGTATATGGACAACAACCTCAACAACAATATCAACAACCGACTAACCAACAGATGTACTACTATCAGTAAAGTAAATAATGTCCATACTACTATCAAGTAGATGTAAGTTTTTAAAAACATTCCTATAGTGTACTACCAATGGACCACTATATTATGTTCTATTAGCGGTAGTATACTATAGGAACGTTTTAAAAAGTATACATATAACATAACACTAATATAACACTAACGCAATATAGATAGATAGATAGATAGATAGTAGACGCTTACAAGTCTACAGGGTATACAAACGTCACAGTGTGACTCTGTGAAATAGAGCACATCTTCCACTTGCCTCCAATAAGCATAACCCGATCTTCAATACCTAGCTTATCAGACTCGACAATGAAATAATCTGAAATACATCCATGTACACTAGTGTGTACAATGGAGTAGATTTCACGGTCGAGTGCGAGCTCTTTACATTGCACCGCGATGTGGGTCGCGCCTTCTCTGGGGTACTCTGCAGTGAACCCAATATACTTCTTACAGTCCTCCGGATTGGGGTCAGTCTTAAGTCCAGCAGGCATTACCTCAGGAGTAGGTGCGAGTGGCTGATGTGGGGCCTGAACAGTGGATTTTCCTACTTCCTTCTGTACAGAGTCTTTGTCCTTCTTGTCTTTCTTGAGTACAATAGGCTCAGTCTCACCAGCGTTGATAGAGTCTATCAACATACATATCTTGTCTGCCCTCTCGCTGGTGAAGTCCCAGGACTTATTGTCAGCATTCCACTTAGCTCCGCATCTCCTAATGTTAATGCGGTAGTCGTAGGTAGTAGGACCCATCAGATGGAATCCATCTTCGTCCTTAGTGATAATGAACTCCCCAATATCATAGTACAGTACACCATCAACAACACGATCATGTTGCAGCTTGTCAAGCGCACATGGGAACTCCACTCTGTCGTTGGCAATGTCCTCCATGATATTTAGGATAGCCACAAGTTTGGACTTCGGGTATTCCCAGGTCTTGTTACCCATCTTGGTACCATGGAGCTCGGGATTGCCAAACAACTGGTAATAGCGGTTAACTCTGGATGGAAGAACATTGGATACTAGGATCTTCTGGACTTCGTCCTTCTGCTTCTCACCCTTCTGCTCATCGCCGTCCAATGTCATGGAAACTGTCCATCTGTCATGAGTCCAGATGTTGTGGAATGTTTGGACTTTGGACTTCGTTTCCTTCTTTGGAACTTTAGCCGCTGGCGCTTTACTCACTGGAACTTTGGTCGCCGGTACCTTGACGGGTTTAGTGGGTTGTTTCGCAGTTACCTTGACGGGTTTAGTGGGTTGTTTCGCAGGTGCCTTGGCTGGTGTTTTCACGGGAGCTGGTACAGGTGCTTTGGCAGGTGTTTTCACAGGTGCCTTCAATGGAGTCAGAGCGGGGACATTCTTCATGGGTGCTCTCTCAGCTACAGGAGCTTTAGGAGTTGCCTTGCGGCCAGAGGGTGGCGACTTCATCAATGTAGGTGGGAATCCTACAAAAACAGGGGTGGGAAGGAGACCTCTACGCATTGCATCCGCAGGGTTGTGTTTGCTTGCGTTCTTATCGGTCTTCAACTTAGCTTCCTCTAACTCGGCGTCCTCTAGTATTTGTTTGGTTGTTCGACCAGTCATACCAGACATACCGAAGCCACCAGATGGAAAAGCGCCGGGGAATACACCAAGCACATCACACGGCACACTAGATGACGCAGGAGACGACTTAGGGAATCCAGCTGGAACCACCAACTTCATAGGACTCATTGTAGGAAGACTTGTCAATGTATGAACTGTCTTACCATGACCACTCGTCTGAGGAAAAATGTGGGGAAGTTGGTAATCATCCTGGGTTGAGAACCCATTATGGTTGCCATCATCGTCCTTATCCGCATCGCTACAGCCACTGCCATCGGGCTCGCTACCAGACTCATCAGACTCATCTGCAAAGAGAACGCGTCTAGGACTACTGAATTTGGGGCTACCTGGTAGAGGAGTGGCAGGAGACACGGATTCTTCATCACTGACTTCATCGTTGACTTCGTCGTCAACGAGAACGAACTTATCAAATCCGTTCTCACCGACATTACGGGGAGACTTGATGCAAGCATCTTCATCGTTATCACTATCGCTAAACTCAAAGTTCTCCAAGGTGGGAACTTCGGAGTCAGATTCAGGTACAGCGCTGTATACGCAGCGGGAGTTGACAGCAAATTTGGTAGAAGACATATTGTTTTGTTATTGCTAGAGGGTATGGGGATTGTTATTAGATGTGGGGATAATAATCAACACAAGGGGGCTCCTGGCTATATGTTGTTATTAAATGTCATATCCGTAGGTCTTATTTTTAAAAATGTTGCCCCTGGGCTGGTATGGTTATGTCAAAAATAGAATATACGATTCAACGAATTATGATCATAGGTTAGAGTACAGTTAATATAAAATATATTGTTACAAATACGTTACATATAAGAATACACATTTCAGGAATCTAATTTGTTGTATCCCAACAGCTCGAAATCAGCGTGATATTTTTCATTGATCAGACTCACTACTTCGGATGTCAGGAACTTATCAGCGTCGATAGGCTTTCCACTGGTAACATTTACCGGCTTCATGTCTGATATCAGAATAGGCAATTCGCTTTCCTCTAATAAAGATCCTAGTTCAAGCCACAGATTCTCCATTCTTATTATATATTCTGGTAACAACTTACCTTCATGAGCCACAAAACTAGTCTGGGGTAATGTAAAATGTATATAATCGTGTCCTCCTGCTGGCGGATTGGAAAGCGCGACTTCTAATGTTCTACTCCTGGTTGTTGGACAGTAGAACCACGAACTTAACATCTTTTGGTAGCAGTTACGCACAATAGCAAATCTCAGAGCATTATCCCAGTAATCAGGATAGTTGTTTCTAAAATGAATAGCGCTATCTACATCAACAAAGAAAACAAAGTATATACCTTCCAGATCGCTTGGAGACGGTGTGGGATATCTAAGTTCATACCTACCAGTATCACTATTTAGAACATTAGCACTACGGTAGTCTAGTATAGCACTCACAGGTAGACTTCGATATACTAAATTAAGCATAGCTGATCCGGCACATTTAGGTACCTTAAAGTAAATGAGATTACGCATCCTGAGATAGTTTGTATACGTTTTTAAAAACTATTTTCTACCTCTAGCGTATTACCTTGATTATTTTACGAATGTTATCTATCGTTTACTATTATGCCTCTCCTAACAAGTCCATCATTACCTCGGGTAAATGTCCAGTAAATGTAATAGCTTCCAGATCGAGAGGCTGTTGAATAAAATCTAATTTAACAACATCTAATGCTCTCCTATGTTCTGAGATAACAGATAAACTTATATTTAGATCTTCTATACTTTTAGCATCGGCGCGAGGAATGGATTTTACTACAGACTCCCTAGAATTGATAGCGTCTAGTTCATACTGATACATAAGTTTCATTACGAACAATAGTAACTCATTGATACGTTGCGGATCTATTTTCAACACCTTTGTCATATACACAAAGGAAGATCCAGCCAATAAGTCAGTAGCTTGCGCCATACAAAACTCGCTTAACTGAACCAGATTGATGATACCTTCTACAGTATCTGTTTTCATAATTTCAATTGCAGTGGCCCTATCTGGTTTGGATACCATTCCTGCACTCCACGTGTAATGATAGTAGGGAAGTTGTTTAATATAGTTAGCCAATTCTGGTTTCTCTCTTTCCAGTCTATCCAGCATAACACCATGAATACTGAGTTCGATGTTTATGTGCTCATCTCGCCGCAATGCATCGCAAGAATCTAAGTGTTTATCCTCCCATACCGCTGTATATGGAGTACCAGGCCCTTTCCAGAAGCGTATCCACATAGCAAATAGAAACACCCAAGTAAAATAAATTAACAGATCATTACGCCATTCTGGGTGGGAGTCTATTTTCTGCTGTTCATCTGCAAATGATATGCCTAGTTCTCTCTGTCTTAGTTCGCCTGTTGTTATTTTATCTAACAAAGCTCTGAAACCAGGGATCGCAACATCTTTAGGGTTATTTCTATCTATAGTATCTTTGGTAAATCTCTTCAGATTCCTCAACATGTATTTTGGCATAGTGCGTTGTAACTGCTCTCCAGTCATTGGATCCTCTCTATTAGTATCTGCTTCCCAATCCGGATCCAAAAATTCGAACCCATACTCAGTGTCTCTAAAGTTACCTTCTAATTCCGAAACTCTAAAGCATCTCTTTCTAGTGCCTTTGTTGTAGTAACCGTAGTAGATAACAGGATCATCGTCAGGCGCATCTTTGTTGGCTATTGCTTTGATTTCTCCTTCTATGATGTTGAGTCTATTATCGTTGGAACATCTCATTGATTTACTATTAAGCACTCGGTACCATTGTGTTACACCAGTCAAATATACAGGATAAATGTTATTAACAAGATCATAGTGACTTGTGAATTTACCCTTGTCGAGCAACGGATAATACATGTCTACTAGCTCAGTATCGGAGTATGTTTGCAGATACTTGCGAGCAGGAGCAATATCATCCAGACTGAAACTGTATGGCAGACGATGTCTAGGTTTATAATATAATTTGTGGAGCAGGTATGGTAGCATATCTAAAAATGTACCATATAATCTACGTATTCCATATAGGAAGTAATCTAAACCATAGTCTGAATAAATTTTAACAGCGACACCTATCTTCTCTACATAAGTGTAGTGTATTTTCTTCTTCTGTTCCCGAGATCTACTTCCATGTTGATCATCATAAGAAAAGAATGGTAACTCTTTGCCTTCAATAGCCAAATTGAGTAGTGGTCGTAATGACGGTTGAAGTATAAAAGAGTAAGAGTTCAACCGAGGCGCAATATATCCCTCGTCATAAATTTGCATAGCATCTTCGTATTTCGTTTGGAACATCGATAGATCGTCCTTCTCGAATATATCCAACTTCTTAAAATCGTCACGATTAACAGTTGGGTCATTCTCTGGGGTTACTATAATTCCGGTTAGTAATGTAAATACAACACCCATATATGTTTTGGAATGTTGAGATAGTAGTTGGTTGGGTATTATCAATCCAGCTATTAAACTCAATCTAGATATACCCAACCCCACCAGCGTGTCGATAAGAGATTCTTCTATAATCTGAGTATGATGTGGAAACAATGTAATTTCCCACTGACGTAGTACATCTCCATAATTTGTCCCATATTTATCGTTGTATTTTCTTTCGTCAGGGAGGCGTAATGGATTAGCGCCCGGGTTATTGGACACGTTGCTAATTTGCTTATCAACATATTTTCTTTCCTCCTCTGTCGTTGCTAGATGTGGTATATAGAAATTGGTTACTTTAATCTTCGGTAACAGACTTGTAATTATGTGATTTGCAGAATTTGAACCCATATATTCGTCACGAGGGTAATACGTATCATTTTTGATCTTCTTTGTACCTGGGAAACTACCTGCCCTACTCTCTATGCCTTTAAAATCTGCAGATTCTATCCACTTCTTCAACATCTGTATACGCTCCCATGTTCCTGGAGGATAATTTTGACGATAGTAAGCTTCATCCATGTTGGCGTTCTATTTTACAATGTAAGTTTTTAAAAAGCTAACTGTTTAACTGTGTTAATTTATATCTCAGTAGGTAATGGTTCCATATATTCGCGCATACGCAAACCAGTGTTGTCATTACGTCTAGGAGGAATAGTTAGAGCACCTAACTGTAATTGGTCCATACTACCCACACAGTAGCATGCGCGACGGGCTCTAGTAATAGCAGTGTTTAACCATCTACGATTGATAAATGAGTTCTCCTGTTTACCTCCACCACGGCCGCGATATGTACCCCTACCGTTATCGTGAGGTGGAGGAATCCACACAATGCAGTAGGTATACTCCGATCCTTGTGCTTTATGTCCAGTCAGACAATAAGAATGCTTGAGCATACGCACCGATCGAGGTTCGTCACCATTGTCTCCGTAGTAGTCCAGATCCACCTCAACATCAGGATCTTCGGTACCTTTACCAGCATTTGGTGCATCTAGCGGAAACTCGCATTTGATGGGATTATTGTTGAATTTAACTTCAATAGCTTTGGGAGTTACCATAGTAACGATACCTTCGCAACCGTTCATCACGTTTGATACGTAGTCGTTGACGTTCATGATAACACGATCTCCCTCCATCCAGATAGTACCTTGCTTGTCAGTCACATAATTGTTACCGTCATTGTAGATACCTTGAATGTAGGTATTAATATCCTTCAAGTATTTCTTGTAAGGAGTAATAACAGTCAATTCGTGAGACTTAATACCCTGCGCGTAGAAATGCTTTACCATCTCATAGATGGTCTCTACATTACCTTCAATGAGATGGAAGTTACTAGTTGGTATAAATCTAAAAGACTCTCCCTCTTTGCGTTGCATCATGGCGCGAGTATTCATAACTATACCATCAACTTCACCATCCACATCATAAATACGATAGTTGTGGTTGAGTTTGAAGGTTGGCATAGCGCCAGACTCTATTGCTTGTTCGAAGATAGAGCCCCATTCAATTGGTTCCAACTGTTCATGATCGCCGACCATAACAAGATATAGCTTGTACTCTGAGAATAAGTCTAAAAGATCATAGTACAATGTACTTCTAGTCATAGACATCTCATCTGTGATGATGTGTAATGAACGCTGAGATCTGCTAGATAGCAATTCATGACCGCGTGCGAGTACCTTGTTGATGGTAACTGGTTTCTCCGAGCCAGTTACCTGTTTCATACGATCCACTGCTTTACCAGTAAACGAGCATAGCAAATACAACTGATTACGAAGTTCTAAGTTATATACTATTTCCTTGATAATAGTTGATTTACCAGTGCCAGGAGGTCCGGTGATGATACAAGTACCATCCAACGCACCCTGAATAGCCCGCTTCTGTTCATCGCTCAGATTCTCGGATTTGAATTTGGCAGATATGCGGTAGCCAATAGTACCATCCGGGTTGGTAACCGGTTGATCAAATGGAGTATCGTCTCTAATTGGATTGCTGCGGACCAAGTTCATAATAAACTCAGTTAGCTTAGTCTCAATAAAGTACGGATACTCCAAGTATGCGCAGTTATA